GATAGTGAACAGGTGACAATAAATATGGTTTCGGATGCAACTGGTTCACCAACAAGACCGGCTTTAGAATCATGTAGCAGTATTACAGTCATGGAAATTGGAGTATAAAAATGGCCTTCTTTGGAGACGTTATTGCTTATTTAAGACCGACTGGTGGTTGGGTCGCCCGTGGTTCTAAATATGAAAATATTGAGTTCATGGGAGATGAACCGCCATTTAGCAAAGCTGATTACGAAGCAGCATTTGCAATAGTGGATCAAATTAAAACCGATAAAGCTGCGGCAGAAGAAGCCGCAAAGCAATCAGCGATGTCAAAACTCGCTGCACTTGGTTTAACTGCTGACGACTTAAAGGCACTTGGTTTGTAATGTATCCAGAAGGCACTGCTGCTCGGATTATTGAAGTCGCACTAGCTGAAGTCGGCACGATTGAAACTGGCGAGAATCTGACAAAGTACGGCAAGTTCACAAAGGCCGACGGATTGCCCTGGTGCGGTTCGTTCTGTAATTGGGTCTTTCACACTGCCGGCGTCAAGATTCCTTCAATGGTTTCGACGGCTGCCGGAGCACATAAGATGAAAGAGCTAGGGCGATGGATTGATGATAAGCCGCAGCTTGGAGATCTATGCTTTATGGACTTTCCACACGATGGCATCGACAGAATTAGTCACATCGGCATTGTGGTAAAGGTCGGCCAGACAAGCGTCTATTGCATCGAGGGCAATACTTCCGGCACTGGTGATCAACGCAACGGCGGAATGGTGATGATTAAACAACGCTATATCGGCAAGGAGATTGTTGGTTTCGCTCGCGCTCGCTTGACAACCTATGCAGGAGAATATCCAGTGGTTGAGCCAATCCAAAAGGCTAAGCCAAAGGAGAAGAAAAAATGAACGAATTAAAATCAGCAGGAGCATCTTGGTTGAGGGCTTCAATTTCGGCCGTTGCAGCTCTATATATGTCTGGCATTTCGGATCCAAAAGTCTTGGTCAATGCTTTTTTTGCTGGGCTATTAGCCCCGGCGGCCAAGTTTCTTAATCCAAAAGATGCAGCTTACGGACTCGGCAAGAAATAAGTGTGGCGGTGGATAGGGCTGGGCTTGTTATTGCTAGCCTTATCTTCCTGCAATTTAGGAGATTCGGTTAGATATGAGTGCCAAGTCTATGAAAACTGGGAGAAACCAGAATGTCAGAAGCCAGCGTGCATCGCTACTGGAACTTGCACTGAAGACATCATTGGATCATTCTATCCAGAAGCCGGCACGACGCCGTAATCCAGAAGACGTCCATGCGCAGCTTATCCTTATCATTGGATCAACACTTGCGGCAGTATTTCTCATAGTCACACTAGGTATCACTTACGCACTTATCTTTGTTACTCAGCCAATCGGTGGACAAGCACCTAACGACGCCGCGTTCATTGATCTACTCAAAACGCTTGCCATATTTTTAACTGGCTCACTTGGCGGCGTTCTAGCTGGTAATGGACTCAAAGCAAAACAAAAACAGAGCGAGGACACGCCGAAAAATACGCTTGATTCTTGACCATGTCGGCCATCGATGTCACTCTGTATCTGGGAGCATTCGACAAGGCTCCCACGGGAGCAAAAAATGACATCAGGTGAAATCGGTTTATTCTTGTTTATGTGTCTGGCCTGTATTCTTTGGGCGATTGTGAGCTACACAATGGGCTACAAAGAAGGCCACAAAGAGGGCTATCAACGCGGTCGAGCCGTAGGCCGTCACGCATCAGCTCAGGCGGTATCAAAATGAGCTTTTTAGAAAATTACGAAGATGTAGCTGCAAGAATCCAGCGATTCTGGGCTACCCACAAAGACGGCAAGATTCACACATCAATCATGGACATCAACCTGGAGAAGGGCTACGTCTTAGTCGAATGCCGTGTATATCGTCATTACGATGATCAGGAGCCAGCCGGTATCGATTACGCATTCGGCAACGTAAACACGTACAACGTCCAAATGAAGAAATGGTTTGTAGAAGATACAGTTACCAGCGCGATTGGCCGTTGCGTAGGTCTGGTACTTGGATCTGATAAGCGTCCAACAGTTCAAAATATGCAACAGGTTGAGCGAATCGATGCAAAGATTGTTCAAGATAGCGCAAAGGATTATGACTACTGGAACACAAAGCATGGAGACGTGCCATCGTTCAAGACACGTGAAGAGGCAGAAGAGGCTGGCATTCCGACGCTCGGAGTAGCTATTGACACCATCAAAGAAACACTAGGCGGCGTTCAAGTAGCTGCTGCTCCGATGTGCGCTCATGGTCACATGGTCTGGAAAGAAGGCACATCAGCCAAGACTGGCAAGGGCTGGGGCGGTTATATGTGCGTTGAAAGAGTCAAGGCAAAGCAGTGTCCACCAGCGTGGTACATGCTCGGCTCTGATGGACAATGGCGGCCACAGGTATGAGCCGCGTGACTGAGATGATTGATGTGGACACAATGATTGGTCGGACTCTTATCGATGGCAAGATAGTCGCAGAGTTTAAGTGTGAGCAGTGCGATCACTGCCAACGCATAGAGATTCTAGATCGTGCCGGTTATCAACGCGATGTCTCCGGTGAGCCCATTCTCTGGTTCTGTGGCCAATGCAGAAAATGACAGTAACGCCCGCCGATGAGTGGGCTATACATAAACGCGCTAGTGACGTCGTCTTTGCTCAAGAAGCAATCCTTGGCGTCATTCAGTATTACAACAAGCTTAACAATCATGAACGCGTAGTCGAATATGCCGAATCATTAGCTGCGGAGTTATGTGTGGCCAGATACTTCGGGCTTGACTACGACATCAATGACAACAAAGGCAAAAGCCGGTCAGACGTAGGCAAGGGCATTGAAGTCAAGTGGACGTCATATCAAGGCGGCAATCTCATTATCTCTCCTAATGATCGTGAGAGCGATGTGGCCGTGCTAGTGGTCGGTAAGTCGCCGGTCTATTACATCGTCGGCTGGCTACCAGTCTCATTTGCTAAACGCAAGCGGTTTAAGAATCCACGTCAAGATTCATGGTGGGTAGATCAAGGCAATCTGAACCCGATAGAGAATCTAGCAAGGAGCGAGTATGCCGCTATTGCGATTTGATTGCTCAATATGTAAGAAGCTCTACGGTGATGGGCGTAAAGAGCACCTAATCACAAAGGGAGCAGAATTGACGATGCACGAATGGTTCGCTCAATGCTCTGGTTGTGGGGCATTCTCAGTCAAGCTAGTCGATGATTCGTTGGTGAAAGACTTATGAGCATTGTCAGAATGAGCTATCAATGTCAATGTGGCGCAATCATTAAAATTGAGAATCGTGGAATTATGGACGGATCCTTTGCACTGCAAGAAGCCGTCATTGACCATGAAGACGAGGACTGCTCATGAATAGTTATCCACAGACTTATCCACAGGCACATGTGGACGATGCGACACACCGGACACAATCCTTGACAGAATGTCAGGATCCATCGCTATACTTAAAAGATATAAAGCTTTTAAAGATTAAGATAAATAAAAAGATAATAAATATAAAGATAAAAAATAATAAAAACTTATTAGCTATTCCTATGTCAATTATGATCTTGACAGTATCTACAACAGTCGAGGCTAAAGCAGCTACACAGAGCGATTCATTCAAGCTCTATGCACATTCAAGGATAGTTAATGATGAGCAATATCAGTGCCTTTATAAGCTGATAAACAAAGAGAATCGACAGTGGAATCCGAAGGCTCGTAATGGATCACACTACGGTATTGGCCAGATGCGTAATGAAACCTATAAGAATCTAGATGGCTATCGTCAGATTGACTGGACTATCAGATACATCAAGGGACGCTACGGATCTATGTGTAACGCCTGGAGATTCTTTCAGAAACACGGCTACCATTGATGGCAAGCGGTAAGCATGAGAAGGTTTACGGGTCAGCTTGGCGCAAGATGAGACGTTACATCTTGGCCAGAGACAACTACACTTGCCAATACTGCATGGCTCCAGCCAACACAGTGGATCATGTTGAAGCAGTGAGCAAGGGCGGTGAGATATTGAATCCAGAGAACCTAGTCGCTGCGTGCGTTTCGTGTAATAGCCGGAAACAAGACAAGTCTTCGCGCTTTTTTTTGAAGCCGGTTCCCAC